AGTTTAGCTTTGTCTTCTAGCTTCGCTACTACTGCTTCGTTTGCTACTAGTGCATCGTTTGCTACTAGTGCATCTTTTGCTACTAGTTCATCATTTGCTACTAGTGCATCATTTGCTACTAGTTCTTCTAGAGCTGTTACTTCATCATTTGCATTAACAGCATCTTTTATCAATTCGACAGGCTCAAATGCATTTATTCAAGGAGGAAATTCTTTTGGTACTACTGCTGTTCTAGGTACTAATGATAATCAAGATTTAATATTTGAAACTAGTGGATCTACTAGAATGACTATTAGTGGTAGTAACGGTAATGTAGGTATAGGAACTACTTCTCCTGCATATAAATTAGATGTAAGTGGATCTGGAAACTTTACTAATGGTTTAACAGTAACAAGCTCTTTAATTGCTCCAACAATTACAGGCTCATTATTTGGGACTGCTAGTTTTGCTATAAGTTCTAGCTTTGCTGCTAGTGCTAATTTTGCAAGAAGTGCTAGTTTTGCTGCGACTGCATCATCTGCTGATGAATTCTTTATAAGAGCAGATGTATTTGAATTTACAGGCAGCGTTATAATTACAGGATCTTTAAATGTAATAGGACCTGTAGTAGCAACTAACTTTACTGGATCTTTATTAGGCACTGCTAGTTTGGCTATAAATGCACTAACAGCATCGAGTGCAGATAACTTTATTGTAAGAAACAGTTTAACAGCTAGTAATGCTCTTATCTCTAATACACTTACAGTACAAACAATTGTAGCGCAAACTATAACTTCTTCAACTGATTTTGTAACTGGCTCAACTAGGTTCGGTTCATTATCAACTAATACTCATCAATTTACTGGTTCTGTAAGTATTACAGGCAGTTTAACGGTAAGTGGATCTAGTACTTTTATTGGTAGAGTTACGGCAAATAATTTAACAGGTTCTTTGTTTGGAACTGCTAGTTTTGCTACTAGTGCTAGTTTAGCCTTGTCTTCTAGCTTTGCTACTAGTGCATCATTTGCTACTAGTGCTAGTTTTGCTACTAGTTCTAGTTTTGCTACTAGTTCTAGTTTAGCTTTGTCTTCTAGCTTCACTACCACTGCTTCATTTGCTACTAGTGCTAGTTTTGCTACTAGTGCATCTTTTGCTACTAGCTCATCTAGAGCAGTAACATCATCATTTGCATTAACTGCATCATTTATTAATGTAACAGGATCAAATGTATTTATTCAAGGAGGTAATTTATTTGGAGCAACCGCAGTTCTAGGTACTAATGATAATCAAAATTTAGAAATAGAAACTAGTGGATCTACTAAAATATTTGTTAGTTCTAGTGGTAATGTTGGTATTGGTACTATAGCACCAGCATACAAATTAGACGTTAGTGGATCTGGAAACTATACTAATGGCCTAACAGTAACTGGTTCCTTAACAGTTATAACAGGTAGTTCAGTTGAATTTCAAGTACTAAACACAGGAGTTAGAATAGGAAATATATCTACAGACGTTCATACAGTAACTGGATCATTAAATATAACAGGATCATTAAACATAACAGGATCATTAAATGTTAATGATCGTACTATAATTAATAATCTAACAGGATCATTATTTGGTACTGCAAGCTTTGCTACTAGTGCATCGTTTGCTACTAGTGCATCTTTTGCTACTAGTTCATCTTTTGCTACTAGTGCATCATTTGCCACTAGTTCATCTAGAGCTGTTACTTCATCATTTGCACTAACAGCATCTTTTATCAATTCGACAGGCTCAAATGCATTTATTCAAGGAGGAAATTCTTTTGGTACTACTGCATTATTAGGCACTAATGATAATCAAAATTTAGCATTAGAAACTAATGGAACTACTAGAATAACAATAAGTAATTCTGGAACTACTAGTATAACAGGTTCATTAGCTCATGGAGATAGAGCCGCGGCATCAGGACTTAATTCACACGCACAAGGTCAAGTAACTACTGCGCAAGGAAATTTTTCACACGCTGAAGGATCTAGTACTTTAGCATCTGGACTATGGTCACACGCTGAAGGTTCATATACTATAGCTTCAGGACAATATTCACATGCAGAAGGCTATTATGCAACAGCATCAGGAATAGGATCACATGCTGAAGGCGCATATACATCAGCTTCAGGACAATATTCACATGCTGAAGGTTTATATACAATAGCAAATCCATTCTATTCATTAGCAGTAGGAATAGCTAATATACCAATACCAGATAGTAACCCAGGATCTTTTGTAATAGGAAACGGTACAGTTATCCTTGATGAAGGTGGCAATACTGTTACTAGAAGTAATTTATTTTATGCTGGTGGAACAACAGTTCAAATAACTGGATCATTAAATATATCTTCATCAACAACAGTTGCTAATTTTAGAGGAAGTGGATCAGGAGTGTTTTCTATAGATGGTACTTCTGGCCGCCTTTTTCAAGTAGATGATTCTCTATCCGGTTCGTTATTCTCAGTTAATACAGCAGCAGGTCTTCCTGTTATAGAAGCCTTTTCTGACAATACAGTTCGTATTGGTCAATTTGGGCAAAGAGCTTTTTTTGTTTCCCAATCAGTTATTGGTATTGGAAAAGAAAATTTATTAAATGGTATTTTAGATATAAGTGGAAGTGTTGTTATTACAGGTTCACTTAATGTTAGTGGTGGTATAACAGGCTCTTTATTTGGAACTGCTAGCTTCTCTACAACAGCTTCTTTTGCTACTAGTGCTAGTTTTGCCACTAGTTCTTCTAGAGCAGTTACTTCTTCATTTGCATTAACTGCGTCCTTTATTAATGTAACAGGATCAAACGTATTTATTCAAGGTGGAAATTCTTTTGGAGTGACTGCAGTTCTAGGTACTAATGATGTTCAAGATTTAGCATTTGAAACTAGCGGATCTATTAGGATGTTAATTAGTGGTTCCAATGGTAATGTAGGTATAGGAACACCGTCTCCAAGTGAGATATTTACAGTAAGAACTGGTAATAATTACGCAGCCGCATTTAATACAACACAGACAAGTGAAACAACAACTAGAATATCAATAGGGGCATTTAACAATAATGCAGGAGGTACAGGTGGTTCTGTTGCAATTGGTGCTTTACATAACCATATAGCAAATTCAAATAGCTCTATGCTATTTTATACTTTCGGTGGTGGTTCACTAACTGAAAAAATGAGACTAGATTTAGTAGGAAATCTAGGTATAGGCATCACAAACCCGACTGCTAAACTTCATATTTCAGGCTCTACTAATTCAATGTTAAGAATTGAATCTCAAGATAATTCTGATACAACTCCTATTGTTTATATAGAAGGAAATAAAGGCGGATCATCTCCAGCTACAGCTACTCTTGTAGAATTAAGATCAAATACTGATATTAGAGCTAGAGGTATTAATATGACTACTACAGATTCTAACATTAGATGGTTTGCTGGTGTAGCTTACAATAATGGCTCTACTAGTGGATATCAAATAGGATATGACGCCTCATCAAATCGTTTACCATTTTATACCCAAAGCTCTTCTTTATTTATTGATAATTCTAGAAGAGTAGGTATAGGTACTACAAATCCACTTACAAAACTAGTAGTTGCAGATACTGGAGAAAGTGTTGTTAGAGTTCAAGATCTTGATGGAACAAATCAATACTTAGATTTAGGACATAACGGAGGTACTTCTTATCTTCTTACAAGAAATGGTAATAGCAATGGCAATTTTATATTTTACACCAGTGATGGTACAACTTCATTAGAACGCATGCGTATTGCTTCTAATGGTAATGTAGGTATAGGTACTACTTCACCTAGAGATACATTAGATATAGTAGGAAGCGCTATTTTAAGAGATGGATATAATCTTAGCTGGGGAAATACATATGGAGCAGGAGTACCAACAATTACAGGTGTATCAGGATCATCCGCCGTTTTAGCATTTTACCCAGCAGGAACTACATCAGGAGAAAAAGTTAGAATTGCTACAAATGGTAATGTAGGTATAGGTACAACAAACCCATTTACTACATTACATGTATTAGGAAGTCTATCTCAAAGGAATGGAAATATTGCTGAATATAAAAATGTTGTTACTTATGCATTAGATGATAATGGAACAGGGGGATATTTAATTAAAACGCCATTTCTTATAGGTACCTCATTTGAAATGGTAATAATTAATGTAAAAGGATATGGGTATGGAGCAAGTACTGTAGTTGATTTTAAAGTTGTATTCTATGATTATGGTCCTTCTGGCGCTCCTATAGCCTATAGTATAGTAGATAGCGGTAATGATGGATTAATAAAATACTTGGGTAAAGATGTTAGTGGATATGTTTATATAGCATTTGGAGGTCTTTCAGATGTAAATTATTTTTATAGGTTTACAGTAGATTGTATAGCAACAAAAAATCCTGGTGTAAATTATTCAAGTGGATGGAGTTTTACTCAAACAACATCTGCAAACTATGGACTAAATACTCTATATGCATTAAGTCCTGCTATAACACAAAAAACAAGTGGAAATGTAGGTATTGGTACTATTACTCCTTTAGGAAGATTAGACGTTAAAGGTAAAGGCGGCTCTTATCTAGATGGATTGAATATAGTTGATTCTTCAAATGCAGCAAAAACGTCTTTCGTACATACCGCCGGTAGTTTATTTATTGGTACCGCCACCAATGCATCGGGCGCAGACGAACCTGCTGATTTTGAACAAAGAATTAGAATTTACGAACCTACAGCTACTACAACTAATCCAATTTTACAACTGGGTGATCCTGATTTTACTATCCTTCAAAACGGTACTATAGGCATAGGAACTACATCACCAGCGAATCCTTTAGATGTTATTGGAACTATTAGAACAGTAAAAAATACTACATACTCATCAGAAGACGGACCTTTAATGGCTACGTCTGCTGATACACCAGCTAAAAAAATAAGTGTAGGATATGATAATACAAATGATTTTGGTTATATAAGTGCATTGCATTCTGGTGTGGGGTGGAAAAATCTTATAATACAAGGAAGTGGTGGTAATGTAGGTATAGGTACTATAGTGGCTGGATCAAAATTAGATGTTAATGGAGACGCCGCTATTAGAGCAAATGCTTCAACCCTAAAACTATACGGTACAGACCATTCTTATGTAGAATTTTATCCTATAACGTCAGCTGGTAGAAAGGCTTATTTTGGGTTTGGTGGTGCAAATACCACTACTTTAACATTAGCTAATGAATCTATAAATGGTCATACGGTACTACTAACTAATGGAACTGGCAATGTAGGTATAGGTACTACAACACCAACAGAAGGAAAACTAGTTGTTGCAAATTCAGGTCCGTCTCTTATTTACAATAAAGAAACTTCACAAGGAGTAAATTCATTTTGGAATTCTAGTGATGGTTCACAAGTACAATTTGGAGCCGCAAGTAATCATCCATTATTATTATTTACAAATAATACAGAAAAAGTTAGAATTGCTTCTAATGGTAATGTAACTATAGCTGATCTTTCTGGAACAGGAAATAGAATAGTAGGAACAAACTCTTCTGGATTATTGTCTTCAATAACAGTAGGATCTGGTTTATCTTTAAGTGGTGGTACATTAACAGCTACTGGAGGTTCAACTGGCACAGTAACAGGTACTGGTGCAAGTACACAAGTTGCTTATTGGACAAGCACATCTAATGTAACAGGTAGCAATGGTTTTGTTTATGACGCAGGAAGCGGAAAAGTAGGCATAGGTACAGCATCTCCTACAAGTGCTAAGCTAGTAATAAATGGATCAGCAGGACAAGAAGGTCTTGACTTATCTACAACAGATCAATACGCTAATTTAAGAGTCATTAGAAACTCTTTAAATGCTGGCGATAAAGATTTATTCATAGGCTATCAAAGTGGAGTTGGAAGTAAATTACACTTATATTCTAATAATAGTGAAACTATAACTGTTACTGGAGACAGTGTAGGTATAGGAACTACAGTACCATATGATAAATTAGAAGTAGCAGGAGCTGTAGCAGCAATTGGAGCTTCTACTTTTAATAACACGCAAGGTGCAGCTACTATAATATCAATGGAGAGTGGAACAGGATATTTGAGGTCTGTTGATTGGGGTTCTGAATACAAACCTTTAATTGTAAACGCACAAAATATTGATATACAAACTGGAGTTGGATCTACTACCTCTAGACTATATATTAATTCCTCAGGTAATGTAGGTATAGGCACCACTACAATCCCATCAGCAAAACTTCAAATAGTAGGAACTACTAATTCTTTAGTATTTGATGCTTACAGTGAAGGATTTAATGGAAGTTATGCTTTACTACCTGGAAGAACATCAGTAGGAACAATAAGCAGTGGATATCCAGATTTTGGATATAATTTTACAACTACAGGCGGAGTATATACTAAAATAGGAAATGATACAGCTTGGGGAATAGGATTGGGTGGTGGAAACTATATGGCTTTTAAATATGCTGCTGCAGGTGCTGGTACATTTAGTTGGAATACTGCAATGGTTATAAATTTATCAGGTAATGTAGGTATAGGAACAACGTCTCCTTCAGCAAATTTAGACATTAAAGGAGTTCAAGATACAGCAGGTCAGATATCTTTACAACTAAGATCTGGTAACAGTGCAGCTAATTTTAGCAGTAATCAAATCACATTAGGGTATAATGATACAGCTCAATATAGACATGCTATAAAAACAAGACATAATTCCGGAGCTATTTCTGGAAATGCTATTGATTTTTATACTTGGAAGCAAGGTACAGACGTTGCTGGTACAATAGGTACTCAGCATGTAATGTCTTTAGATGGTCCAAATGTAGGTATAGGTACAACAGCACCAGTTTCTGCATTAGAAGTTTATAAAGCTTCTGGAACTAATTATATATATACCACAAATGGTACTGCGAATACTTCAAACGGACTAATAATTAGGTATAATAATACCGACTACATGGGTGTTATAGGAAACCCTAACACTGGTGAATTTAGAATTGGAGGATTTAGAACAGGGGGATATTACACTACAATATATTCTGATAATGCTGAGATAGTAAGAGTAACTGCAGGTAATGTAGGCATAGGTACTACAAACCCTGGATATAAATTAGATGTAGTAGGTACAATAAACGGCTCAGGAATAAGAGGAAAGTATATACCAAGAACTAGTAGTACAACTTCTACTACATCAGTAACCCCTACAATAGATACAGAAGATGTGTTTGTAGTAACAGCTCAAGCACAATCTTTAACTATAAACAATCCTACTGGAACTATAGTAAATGGGCAAAGATTTATTTTAAGAATAAAAGATAACGGAACTCCTCAATCTTTATCGTTTGGAAATCTTTATAGAGCTTCTACAGACTTACCTTTACCTAGTATTACTTTAGCAGGAAAAACAATATATTTAGGATTTATATATAATTCTGATGCAAATCGTTGGGATTTAATAGCAAAAATAAATAATTTCTAATTAGTAAAATATAAAAGTTATGGCAGCTATTTTATATACTTCAAACGCAATTTTCTATGTACCACCATACGTAGATTCTATTACAGCAGATTGCATAGGAGGTGGTGGTGCTGGAGGTGGTGCATTTAGTTCCGATACAAACAATTTATCAGCTGGTGGTGGTGGTGGAGCCGGCGGTACTTTTGCTAGAGGTGTTGTTACCGTTACTCCATTTACTAAAGTTACAGTTGTAGTTGGTGCACAACAAACAAATTCAGGAACTGTTGGAAATGATTCTTATATTTCTTATTCTAATACTTATAGAGTAATTGGAGGAGGAGGCCCACCTGGAGATGACGCTTTTGCAGTTACTTTTACAGAATCTTTAGGAGGCGGCGGCGGTGGTTGGACTATAGGTTCTAGCGGATCTTTGTTAAGAGCTGGAGGTAATGGAGTAAGTGCAACAACATTTTTAGTAGTTCCTGAACTTTATTTAAGAGCAAGAGGTGGAGGTGGTGGCGGTAGCGCTGGAATAGATTCAGTAGGAGGAAATGCATCTGGTCAAAGTGCTGGTACAGGTGGAACTCCAAATGGAGGTGCTGGTGGTTCTGGAGGTAGTACCAGTCAAGTAGGAAATCCTGGATCAATTCCAGGTGGCGGTGGCGGTGGCGGCGCAGTAAAGTTTTTTGAAGCAGCTGATTATGTAGGAGGTGCTGGCGCAAGAGGACAAGTAACTATATACTATGATGACAATGTTTCTAGTGCTACATTTGTTGATTGCACAGATTTTGCGTTTCCTATTCCTGATGGAGTTACAGAAGTATTAGTAGAATGTTGGGGAGCAGGAGGTGGTGGTGGTGGTGCAAGTGGAGCTGCTCTTCAAAGAGGATATGGTGGTGGTGGTGCTGGTGGAAACTATGCTAGAAAAGCCCAAGCTGTAACTAGTGGAGATACTCTATATATAACTGCCCCGTCTACTAATGCTATAAAAGAAACTCAAGGAGGAACAGCTCAAGTAAAATTAAATAGCACATTTGTTAGTCCATTTGTTATTGCAACCGGAGGAGCAGGTGGCATAGGTGGACCTAATGGTAATGTAGGAACAGGCGGTGCATCATCTGTGACTGGATGCGTAGGAGATGCTATTATAGGAGGAGGATCTGGTGGAACAGGAGCAAGAAATCCTGGAGTAGGATTTTCTGGAGGCGGTGGAGGTGGCGGTGGTAGTTTATCTCCTGGAGGAAATGCAACTGGACAAACAGCAGGAACTGGTGGTGAAGAAAATGGAGGAGCAGGTGGAGCAGGTAGAGCCGCAACAGCAGATGGTTTAGCAGGAACTATTTATGGCGGCGGCGGCGGAGGTGGAATGAGTGGTATTGGTGGTAGTAGTACTGTAGATGGAGGGGCAGGAGCAAAAGGATTAGTTAGAATTTGGTATAAAAATAGAAACTCAGAATTTTTTAATTTTTTCAACTCATTTTAATAAGATATTTATAATAAATAAAAAATGGCAATTAATTACACTTGGAATTTCAATCCTTTAGAAGCATATCCAACAGCATCTGGTGAAGATAATGTAGTATTTTTAATTCATTGGCAGCTTTATGGATCTACAGGATCTTATCAAGGATCAGTTATAGGAACTCAACCAGTTACTTATGAAACAGGATCTACATTTACTCCTTTTAATGAACTTACTTACGATATAGTTTATAATTGGATGACTGCATCAATGGGTATAGAACAAATGGCATCATATGAAGCTAATGTAGCTCAACAAATTGAAAATAAAATTAATCCTCCTGTATTAATTGAACGAGCACCTTGGTTACCAACAGGATCTAATCCAATTCCATAATACAAAATAATTTATGATTTATCAAGTACAAATGCAGTTTATACCAGGAAGTAATCAAATTTGGGTAGCTAGATTAAATCCAGATGATTCAATTTATGAATATAATAATGAGCCAGAAGCTCAATTAAAAGCAGATGAACTTTCTATAGCAGATTCTACAGGCCGTCAATATAGAGTAATAGAAATTAGATAAAAATTTATTTTTCTCTTATTTTCGTATATTTATAAATAAATAACTATTTTATGTTACAGATTATTCTAGTTCTTGCAGTTGCATTCATTGCTGCATATTTTGTTGTTACTTCAAGAAAAAGCAAAGTAGAAGAAGTAAGTAAAGAAACACCAGCCCCTTTAAATCCAACATTAGATCCTGTAGTTCCTATTCCAGCACCAGTAGAAGAAGTTCCTGTTAAAGTTGAACCAATTGCTAGTGTGCAAAAAGTAGAAGAGCTTAAAGAAGTAAAAAAAGTAATAAAGAAAAAAGCAGCTCCTAAAAAGAAAGCAACTAAATAAATTGACTTTGTTTTTTAATATAAAAAAATAGACTCTCTGTAATTAGAGGGTCTTTTTATTTTTCATCACAGTTTACATATTTATTATAAAAAAAAGAACGTTATGTCAAAGCTTACAGAAAACGAATTAGAAAGATTACATCAAGTTAGAAAAGATTCTTTAGAAATTGCATCTGCATTAGGAGAACTACAATATCAAAAAACAGTTTTAGAGTTATTGATGGAAGATCAAAAACAAAAAATCAAAGATTTAAAAAAGTCTGAAGGTTTACTTTTTGAAGAACTAAAAGATAAATACGGTAATATCAATATAAATATTGAAACAGGAGAATTTCAATAAAGTGTTTTGAATAAAGGATAGATATTTATTACTAGATAAAAATAATATAAATGGCCGAAACACTTATTAGCCCAGGAGTTTTCTTAAATGAAAACGATCTATCCCAAATAACACAAGGACCTATTGCTGCTGGCGCAGCTCTTTTAGGACCTACAGTAATTGGACCTGTAAATATTCCAACATTAGTAACTTCATATTCAGAATACAAAGCAATCTTCGGAGCTACATTTGTTTCTGGTGGAGTTAATCTTGAATATTTAACTTCTATTGCAGCACTTAACTACTTTGAGCAAGGTGGAGATTCTCTTCTTGTTACTAGAGTAGCTTCCGGTTCTTATACACCAGCAACTGCATCTGTAACTACTTCTACTGGAGCAACATCTTTCGTACTAGAGACACTTTCAGTTGGAGATATAATGAATAACTTTGCAAGTGGTAGTATTGGTGCATCTGCTTCAGGCAGTAATGGCTCATTACCTTCTGGTTCTTCTGCTAATGTTCGTTGGGAAATAACCAGTACTGACTCAGGTTCAGGTATATTTAATTTAGTTATTCGTCGTGGAGACGATTATAATAATAGCAAAACTATTCTTGAAACTTGGAATAATCTTTCATTAGATCCAAATCAAAATAATTATATTGCTTACATAATTGGAGATCAAGCTGAAACTATTCGCACAGATTCAACTGGAAATTATTATTTACAAACTACTGGATCTTATCAAAATAAGAGCAAGTATGTAAGAGTTAAATCTGTTAATCTTCCTACTCCTGGATATTTTAACCAACTTGGTATACCACAAACTCAATATACGGGATCATTACCAAACTCTGGTTCTGGTATAGCATTTGGTTCTTTTACAGGTGCTAGTGGTGCTATGTTCGGGTCACTTGGTAGAGCTGCGTTAAATATGTTTGAAGCAATACCTGCAACTACTTCTAGTACATCTAGTGTGAATACTAATATTCAAGGAATATTTCCTTCAGATTATGAAATAGCAATTAATCTTCTTCAAAATCAAGATTCATATAATGTAAATGTAGTATATGCACCAGGTTTAAATAGTCAAAATGCTGCAAGTTCAATAAATAATATTTTAAATCTTGTTCAAGATCGTGGAGATGCTATAGCTGTAGTGGATATGACATCTTATGGTCAACAAATAAATGCAGTTATTGGTCAAGCAGTTTCTTATGATAACTCGTATGGTGCAACTTATTGGCCATGGGTACAAGTTAGAAGTCGTGAAACTGGTAAAGTAAATTTTGTTCCTGCTTCTACATTAGTACCTGCAGTTTACGAATACAATGATAAAGTATCTGCAGAATGGTTTGCACCAGCAGGTCTTAACAGAGGAGCTCTTTCTACAGTACTTCAACCAGAAAGAAAGTTGACTGTTAACGATAGAAATTTGCTTTATCAAGGTAAAGTTAACCCAATTGCTACATTCCCTGGAGTTGGCACAGTAATATATGGTCAAAAGACTCTTCAACAAAAACCATCTGCACTTGATCGTGTAAATGTAAGAAGATTGTTGATTGCGCTTAAAGATTATATTGGTCAAATTGGTGAAACAATTGTATTCGAACCAAATACTCAGGTAACTCGTAACAAATTCTTAAATCAAGTTAATCCATACTTAGAATCAGTACAACAAAGACAAGGTCTTTATGCATTCCAAGTAATAATGGATGAGACTAATAATACACCAGATGTAGTAGATCGTAACCAATTAGTTGGTACAATATACTTACAGCCTACAAAGACTGCGGAATTCATTCAACTTGACTTCAACATTCTTCCAACTGGCACAACATTCGGTCAATAAAATAAAAAAAACTTAAAATGAACGATAATACAATTTTAAGAATTAAAGTACCTGCTCACTTATACGAGAGTGTAAAAGAGCAACTAACATTGACTGAAGCCAAAAAAGGTAGTCATAATTATGGTTCTGGTATGGAAGTAGTTAAAGAAAAGAAAATGAAAACCCCAAAATATGGGATGAAAAAAATAGAAGAAATGAATCACGATAAAAAACATAGATCTTTAGACGAATTGAAAGCAGCAAAAGCTAAACTTGATAAGAAGATTCATGAAATGGAAAAAGTAGATGAAGCAGGAGCCGGTGTTGAATACGCGTGGATCCCAGCCGCAGCTGCTGCACTAGGTATAACTGCTTCTCTTGTTAAAGGCATAGTAAAGTACATGAAAGACAATAATCTTAAAGGTATGAAAGGGTTTATACAAGCCTATAAAGAAGTTGGTGGTGACGCTTCTAGTGCAATAGACAAGAAAATGGGTGGTGGCCTTGAAGAAAAGAAAGAAGAAAAGAAAGAAGAAAATAAATAAATTCGTTGTCGAATATTTATAAGTAGAATAAAACTTAACATACAATGCCAGTATTGGATCCTAATGAAATAATGTTCACAGCGTTTGAACCTACAGTATCGAACAGATTTGTGATGTACATTGATGGTATTCCTTCTTACATGATTAAGAAGGCAGACGCACCAGGTGTAACTTTAAATGAGATCAAGCTCGATCATATCAACGTTTACCGTAAGATTAAAGGTAAAGCTGAATGGAGAGATATGACTTTAGCACTTTATAACCCGGTATCTCCTTCAGGCCAACAAGCTGTAATGGAGTGGGTACGTCTTCACCATGAATCAGTAACTGGCCGTGATGGTTATTCTGACTTCTATAAGAAAGATCTTAACTTGTCTATCTTAGGTCCAGTAGGTGATATTGTAAGTGAGTGGATTGTTAAAGGTGCTTTTATTAAAGAAGCTACTTTTGGAAACTATGACTGGTCTACATCTGATCCAACTGAATTAACTATTTCAATAGGAATGGATTACTGTGTATTAAATTACTGATCTAATAATATACTTAAAAGAAAGGCCTCTATCACTAGAGGCTTTTTTTATTTTATAAAATTAATTATTGTTATATTTATATATAAAAGAATAGATATAAATGGTAGGCATCTACAAAATAAATAGCCCTAGTAATAAAGTGTATATCGGACAGAGTTGGGATATATCTAGTAGAAAAAGTGTTTATAAATCTGTAAAATGTAAAGGGCAACGTAAATTATACGAATCTCTTAAAAAATATGGTTGGGAAAATCACTTTTTTGAAGTAGTACATGAACTACCAGGAGATATAACTCAGGATATATTAGACTCATACGAAATTATCTACTTTAATTTTTACCAAGACACTGGACATAATATGATGAATGTTAGAACTCCAGGTAAAGGTGGAAAATTATCAGAATCTACAAAGTATATTTTATCGTTAATTAATACAGGAAAAAAATATTCAGAGGAAATAAACAGAAAAAAATCTAGGCCTGGTTCATTAAATGGTATGTATGGTAGAGTTAGCCCACTAAAAGGAAAAAAATTATCAGAATCTGAAATAGCAGTTTTAAAAAACTATTGGACAGAAGATAAAAAAATAGAAAGATCTCAAAAATATTTTAGACAAAATAATCCTAATTCAAAACCAGTAGACCAATATGATAAATCTGGCACTTTTATAAAATCGTGGCCATGTATAACAATGGCAGAATTAGAGTTACAAATAAGTCATATAGGTAGTGTCTGTAAAGGAACTAGACAATCTGCTGGTGGCTTTATATGGAAGTTTTCAAAATAATAATAATAAAAATAAATTTATGTCAGAACAAAAGTTTACGGTCCCAGTAGAATTAATCGATCTACCTTCTAAAGGTCTTATCTATCCAAAAGAAAATGCACTATCATCTGGCCAAGTTGAGATGAAGTATATGACAGCTAAAGAGGAAGACATCCTCACAAATGTCAATCTGCTTCGCCAGGGCCTCGCCATTGAGAAAATGCTCAAGAGCCTAATAAAAGTACCAATTAATTACGAAGACCTAACCTTGGGTGACAGAAATGGCTTACTGATCGCGGCCAGAATATTAGCATACGGAAAAGATTATTCTTTTATGTATAAAAATCCTAATACTGGTGAAGAAGAAAAGCTAACTATTGATTTACAAAACCTTAAGTATAAAGAACTAGATTGGTCTTTATTTAATAATAAAAACGAATTTGAGTTTAAACTTCCTAAATCAGGAAATACAGTTACATTTAAAGTATTAACTGTAGCAGACGATAAAAAGATTGATGAAGAAATTAAAGGTGTAAAAAAGAATTTAGGTTTAGAAGCTGGAGCTATATCAACAAGACTCAAACACCAAATTGTTGCTGTTAATGGAGATTATTCAGTTAAAACAGTTAGAGACTTTATTGATCAAGGATACTTACTTTCTATGGATTCTATAGAACTCCGTAAATATATAGCATCTGTCACGCCAGACATATCAATGAATACTACAGTTATATTGTCAGATGGTAGTGAAATTGATTTAGACTTACCAATGACCATAGACTTCTTTTTTCCCGGGAGCGGACTATAGGTCTGCATTCATGACAGAAGTTTTTGAGCTCACCTATCACGGAGGTGGAGGTTTCACCTATTCTGAGGTTTGGAATATGGATATTCCTAAAAGGCGATTTAATCTAAAGAAGATAAACGACTATCTAGAAAAGATAGAGCAGATGCGTGACGAAAGTCGTCAGCAGGTTACTGAAAAGACTGATATGTCTAAATTCAAGATTCCTGATGTGGTCAAAAATAAGTTAGACCAGCCAACATTTGTTTCCAAAGTAAAAAATAAAAAGTAAATATTTATTCGTAGGTAATACTAATAAATGGCCAACGAAAATCAAAATACAAACACTAATCCAGGGCTAAATTTAAATCAACAATCTTTAGATCTTCAAAATCTTAGACAAGGTTTAAAAGATTTATTAGATGATCAAGGAGATTATAATAATTTATTAAAAAGCTCGTTAAAAGATCTTGAGAAAACTTCCACTCAATATAAAAAGATACAAGATAGATTATCTTCTCTATCTAAAGAATCAATTAATATTAAGGAAATAAATCAAGAGCTTTATAAACTCAAGCAGAAAGAGTCTGATGAGCAAAAAAAGCTTACACAGTTACAATCTTTATATGGTAAACAAACTGTTTCTAGTTTAGAAAATGCAAAGAAACGAGCTTTAGAAGACAAAAAGTTGTATGAATCTCAAGGAATTTCTTTTGATTTACAAAAACAAATACTAAGTAATTTACAAGAACAAGGTAATTTAGAGGCAGTAAAAATATTTACTCAACAAAAACAACTTGATTTTGCTAAACAAAAAACAATAGAGGGTCAATTAGCTTTAGAAAATGAAAAAAATCTTGCCAAACAATTAGGACTTACTGGAAATTCAGCTGAGGTATTAGCAAAAAAACTAAATATAGGAAAAGAAGCTTATGCAACAATGGTAGCAGAGGCTAGAAAGTTACTAGAAGAACAAAAAACGCTATCGCAATTACCTCAACAAAAAGTTTTAAATAATCCTTCACCAGTTAAGGCTCAAGCACAAGCCCAACAAACAATTGGACAGGCACAAGCACAAGCCCAGCAAACCCAAGCTCAGAATCAAGCACAGCAGACTACTACGCAAACTCAAGCACAAGCCCAGCAAATAATAAAACGGGTACAAGCCAAAGCTCAACAAACTACTGGTCAGGCACAAGCACAAGCCCAGCAAATTATTATGCAGGCTCAGACCCAAGCCGATCAAATTATTAAACAGGCTCAAGCTCAAGCCCAGCAAACTATTAGACAGGGACAATCTCAAAACTTAATTCGACAAACTATTGGACAGGCACAAGCTAAACGAACTACCAGTCCAAATAAAGAGCAAACTACCGGTCCAAATAAAGAGCGAACTAGGCAAACAATCTTTGGCGTTCAAGAAATTAAAAAAGATCAAGGAGATTATAATGATATTCTTAAAGACTCTATAAATCTATTAAAAAAAGTAGATAGATCTTATGAAAATATAGAGGCTAGAGTTTCTTCTTTAGATAAGTCTCAAATTAATATAAAGCAAATAAGCAATGAGCTTTATAAAGCTAAACAAAAAGACTATATAGTATCTAAACAATTAGCAGAGGCTGAAAAAACTTTGAGTGCTGATTCTTTAAATAGAGTTTCACAATATGTAAATTCTCAGAAAAAAATATCAGAATTAGAAAAAAGAAAATTTGAATATGAAAAATTAGCAATTGCAACAAGTGATACAGCAGAAAAGAAAAAAATAGAAGATAAAATTGCTAATACAGATCGGTTATTACAATTAAATATAGTTGCTAATGAAAGACAAAAAGCCGGATTATCTATACAAGAAGCGCAAGTAGTAGCTTTAAAAGAAGCAGATAGTATTGCAAAAGAAGGTGTTGCTTTTGGAGAAAGATCTTTAGATATAGAAAAACAAACTGCAAAGCAATTAGGTATTTCTGGAAATTTAGTATCTGGACTTGCAACTAAATTAGGAGTCGGTACTGAAGCCTATGAAGCTATGACTACTGAGGCAAGAAGATTAGTAGAAGAGGATAAGAAAAGAAAAACTTTACAAGAACAATTAGCAGAAGCACAAAAATCTGGTAATAAAGACCAAGTAAAATCTCTTAATGAGCAATTAGCTTTAATGGGTAAAGAGAAAAGTGCTTTCTCTAAAAAAACATCTGTATTAAAAGAAGGTTTTAAAGCAGGAAAAGCAGCAATAAAAGATAGTTTATCAGATCCGCTTGCTAAAGGCGGATTAGCAGTTGGAGCTTTTAAATTAGCAGAAGCAGGTTTAGATGGTATAGGAAATGCTGCAGCAAAAGCTGGTAATTTTATGGCAGGATTATCTGAAGATTCAGGTAATGTTGTTAGAGGTCTTACAAGTGGTGTTTCAGATTTAGCAAGAAAAATACCTTTAGTAGGTGGATTAGTAGGTGGTTTAATAGATGGATTTTCTGCTTTATTAGATTTAGTTCTTGGTGTAGACAATATGATTGTTCAAACTGGAAGACAATTAAATCTTTCAGCAGAAGGTGCAAGAGGTTTATATAGAGGACTTGCTGCATCATCTCAGGCTGCAGGTGATATTTATACTACCGGTAAAAAATTACTTCAGTCTCAATTAGAACTAACTCAACAAACTGGAATTACAAATATTTTAAGTGGTGAAATATTAAGAACTAATATTAAATTAAAAGAGTTTGCAGGTTTAGAAGCAGATACTAGAGCTAGAATTGCAGAATCTGCTCAAATAACTGGTAAAAGTGCTGAAGGAACTGTTAAATCTGTACTTGGTCAAGTTAAAGGTTTACAAAGAGCTATAGGCGTAAGCTTTCAATATCAACAAGTATTAAAAGAAGTATCAAATCTTGGAGGATATTTAGGACTTCAATTTGCAAAATATCCTGAAAAATTAACAAAGGCATTTCTTACTAGTAAAGCTTTAGGTTTAGAATTAAAGCAATTAGATGGAATGGCAAGTTCATTCTTAGATTTTGAATCATCTATATCAAAAGAATTTGAAGCTCAACTTTTAACAGGAAAAGATATTAATTTAAGTAAAGCTAGAGAGTTATTTTTAAATAATGATTTAGCAGGTGCTGCTGCTGAAATTGCAAAGTATACAGGTGATGCTGCAGGATATTCTAATATGAATAGAATACAGCAGGAGTCTTTAGCTGAGGCAATGGGAATGTCTAGAGATCAAATGGCAGATATGCTCAAACAACAAGAGTTATATTCTAAATTTGGTGTCAAGAATAGAGAAGATTTATTAAAACAAGTAGATTTATTAAGAACATCTGGTAGAGAACAAGAGGCAATAAATAAAGCAGGTGGTGAAGCAGCGTATAATGATTTAGTTAGAGCATCAGCACAAGAAAAACTTGCATTAACAATAGAAAAAATAAAACAATCTATTGTAGAATTTATTGAACGTAGTGGAATAATAGAAAAAGTAGAAGCATTCGTAAATAAGCTTTCTAATCCAGATACTATTAGAGGTATTATAGGAACTATAAGAGACACAATTTCAACTTTTGTAAAATTTGCTGGAGATTTGTTAGCTGACATTATTGAAGTTGGTGGAGAAATAGCAGACTTTTTTACTCCATTTGGAGATACAGACTATAGCGCAAAAGCTAAAATAACGGCTGAAGCAGTAAGAGCTGGATCATTAGAAATGTCTGGTAGAATTAAAGGAACTGGAAATTACGGCGCAACTACAGTGCAAGATGCAGCTGCTAAAGATAAATTAAAATCGGAAGGTTCATCTAAAAAAGAAGATAATAGTATGAGTATGGCAAAAGCCCCTATTATACATAATACTAATAATATTACTGTTGAACCTGTAACAGCAAAAGTAATGGTAAATACTATAACTAAAGAAGGTAGTCAAGATAATACCCCAGGACAAATGCATACTGGTCAATAATAAAAGATAATATAATGCCACTAATAGACTTAAAAACTAATTTAAAAACTCTAAGGTTTGGCAATGATCAACCTGGATATGGTTCATCAGGTCTACCTTATATTCAAACGGCTATTCCCGATGTACTTAATGCAACAGGAACATTTAAGCCTATTTTTAGACCTGGGTCTACTGGTAATTTAGATTTTCCTATTCGTGGTGGAGATATTAAATTTAATATAGGAACACAAACATTTACTCTATCTACTCAAATAGATAAAACAAGAATTAGAAAGTTCTTTGAAGATGCTCCTAGAGGTAAAGCTTTTATAGAAAAACAAATTGGTTTACAATTATCTAATCCTAAAGTAGAAACAGGAAACACACTTTATGGTTTTGGACAATCAGAAGCTCTTCCTGGACTTTTAGAAAATACAAGAGTTTACAATAAAGGATTAAATACATTAGCACAAGTAGGAGCTTCTGGAACAGGCGCACATGCTATTAGGCATGGTTTAATGCCTTTTAATCCTTTTCAAAAACATTACTATGATATAGTTAATGCACAAAACATAAATGATCAATCTGAAAATAATAGGCTACTTATTTTAAACAATCTTAAAATGAGTACTAGTGTAGGACAAATAGCAAATGCAAATGAAGTAAGTAATATAAACACAGTAAACACTTTAGGAATATCATTAAACAAAGGTTTTATATTTCAATATTGGGGAGGCCCTGGATCTACTTACGGAGTAGGTGTAACAACTGTAAAAAGAGTTGTTGATACTACTAAATTGTTATCATCTAATGCTATGATTTATGATCAACTTAGAACACAAAATTCTAATTTTAGAAACCCAATACCTAAAATACAAGATTTTAGAGATGGACTTCCTCTTTTTGTAGACTACACTCCTTGGGGTAATAATCAAATAGATAATAGATTTTACGTCTCTCCTGGTTTATATCAAGATAAAATGAATCTTTTAGGACCACTTATTTTCAATAATAATCAAGCTCCTTGGGAAACAAATCAAGAGGGAACAGATGATTTAATTAAATTTGTTTTTGAAGCTATATCTAACGATAATACATCTCTTTCAACTGCTTTATTTTTTAGAGCTTTTTTAACTGCTGGATTAACTGATAATAACTCGGCTACATTAAATGCTTTTAAATATATGGGTAGAGGTGAAAATTTTTATACATATCAAGGTTTTGATAGAAGTATAAGTTTTTCATTTAGAGTTGCGGCAGGTTCTAAAAGTGAACTAAAACCTTTATATAATAAAGTAAACTCTTTAATCAGTCAGGTATATCCAGATTATAGTCCCCAAACTGGAATTATGAGAGCTCCTGTTGTTAGAGTTACCATAGGAGATTATCTTTATAGAGTACCAGGATTTTTAGAGAGTGTAAATGTTACTGTTGATAATAATTATCCTTGGGAAATTAATTTAGAAAAAAGTCAATTAGGAGATATAGCACAATTACCTCAAGTTTTAGACATATCTATAACATTTAAACCTATTATGGATATACTTCCTAAAAGAGCTAGTATTGATTCTGTTATTACATCAGTTAAAACTTCATTATTAGGAGTAGATAAATATGATGATACTACTACTGTTTCAACAAACATACCTGCTTTGATAGCCAATGTAAAATTTGGACCTGCTGAAAGTTCAGCAAATTTTATAGACCCTGGAAAAGAACTTTCACAAACTCAATCTGAAAGATTTGAATTTAGAGAAAATTCAGTAGTATCACCAACAAATAGAGCTAACCCAGCTCCAAAATTCACTTCTCCTTTCCAAAAAATACTTGAAGATAAAAAAAATGTATTATTAAAGTCAATAAAACAAGGTAGTGATTTAACTAGACAATTTCAATCTCCAAACACACCATCATCACTAGGTTAAAATGAATTACAGATATCAAAATATAGAAATAACAAAAGATAATACAGGAGAAAGATATTATTCAAATAATATTTATCCAGACATACCTGTATCTAATGATGATAGTTACGTAATAACAGTATTAGGAGACAGATTAGATCTCTTATCTTTTGATTTTTATGGAGATACTAGTTTCTGGTGGGTAATAGCATCTGCAAATTCTTTACCTGGAGATTCTTTATATCTAGAACCAGGAACACAATTAAGAATTCCTTCAGATTTAGCTGGTGCTATAAATCAATATAAACAAATAAATATTTTAAAATAGTTATGACTCAAGGATTAGATAATAAAATATCAAATATAATAGGTGCTCAAATACCTAGTTGGGTATTAAAACAATTAGAGACTAGATCTAGAAAAAATGCTTCAGATTCTAGAGATACAGATAATGTTTTATTCATAGCAAATAAAACTGCTTGGATCAGATTAGTATCTTCAATAGATGTACAATCACAAGAAGATCTTAATTATTTTAAAAGATTAGTAGGAGATGAATATATAAAAGATTCAACTAGTCTTGCAAAAAATTTTATTTTATTTGGAGGCACTTCTAAATATCTTGATAAAAATTCATATCAATTAAGATCAGGTTTAGGTAAAGATGGAGCCTATGGAATGTTAGGCAATAAAGAAATACAAGACTTCGGTTATAGACCAATGCCAGGTATTACTAGCGTTACTATTGATACTCAAGGTAGGCTTGGATCTGTAAGAGCAGCTACAATTAATTTTAAATGTTGGGATAAAGATCAATTAGATATAATTGATGCTCTTTATTTCAAATTAGGTTTTACTATGTTTCTTGAATGGGGACATACATATTTTTATCCTAATCCTGATAGTACAAAAAATAGAACTCCTAACAAAATAATATCTACTGAATTATATAGTATAGATCCATTTCAACAAGGTCTTACAAAAGAAGATATTAATGTAAAAATAGCACAAAATTCAAGAGACTCAGAAGGTAATTATGACGCAATGTTAGGTATAGTTACTAACTTTAATTTTTCTTATAATCAAGATGGAGGTTTTGATTGTACTGTAAAATTATTAGGGTTAGGATATTTAGGTGACTCAATAAAAATAAATAATTCAGGAACTTTACCTTCTTTATTAGAAGAAGAGATATTAAGGTTAAATAAAACTTTAATTGATATAGAACAAGCTAGATTGGCTAGAGAAGCTGCATTAAGTAATCCTAATCCAAGTTCATCTACTACGGTAACTCCTGAATTTCCCGAATGCCTTACTACACTTCCAGGATCATCAGTAAAAGATTTGTCTGAAGCTGCAATTTCTGGAAAGGGTTTTCCAGCTAAAGCATTTGCTCCAAGAGCAGTTTTTGCAGCAGTAAATGGAGTAAGTTACTATTTTTATAAAGATGGAAGATATCAAACAACAGGATTATCTGCATCTGGATCTTGGAATTGTTCCAGTAATATTTTATATATAAATGGAAAGAAAACAAGTCCTAATAAATTTACTTATAAAGAAGTTTTAGATGTTAATAAATCAAAAATAGAAAGTACTGTAGTTGGTACTTTAGGAGGAAAAGGATATTTTTTAAATGATTATGCAGGAGTAGATTATTTAGCAATAGATAAATTTAAATCATTAGTTCCAGTAGGTTCTGAATATGGAGTTACAGTTAATATTGATATACCAGGATTATCTAAATTAGGTGATGTTTTTTCTGTTCAGCAAAGTACTAATGGATCTAGTTTTGTAAATAGTCCTGACTTTACATCAGGTAATGCTAATATTATAAAAAAAGATCCTGTAGATTTACTTGTAAATGCAGATGATTATATAAAAAATAATGGAAGTCAAATAAATTACAATTCTAATTTAGGTTTATTATTACACTCAAAAGCAAAAGGAGACGGTAGCAATGCAGCAACTACAGGAACAGGATTTTCAGGTCAAGTATTAAATTTTTTACAATCTGCAGTTGATTTTTTAGAAGGTAGAAGTGATGTATCTCCATATGATGCTTCTTTATTTTATAAAACAAAGCAAGGAACTGCAGAACTACGTTTATTATATTCTAATGCATCAAAATATATAAATGATAAATCTCTAGCAATAAAAGATAGAGGAAAATCAACATCTCAAAAAGAGTTTCAAGATGCTATAAAAGCAGTAATATCTAATAACCAAATAGAATGGAGAGTCGATTCTATTAGTAGTAGCGGAACATTTACTTTATTATATAATATACAAGTTCCCCAACAAGTTGATAAATTAGATAAAGATGCATCAGGAACTTTAGTAAAAAGTGGAACTAAAACTGTTAATTTTGAATTAGAACTAAAATTAATTGTTAGAGATCTAGATATTATTACAAATGTAAAAATACCACCAAATACTAGTTTACAAACTCCAATAGATTCTCAAGTAAAACAAAATTTAACAAATCAAAATCAAGTACAAAGTACCGCAGCCCAGGCAACCTCTGCACCACCACCAAAACCAGATATAAATGCTATAGCTACGCAAATAAAACAGTCTCTTAATTATCAATCTTCATTAGAAATAATATTAAGAACTATACAAGTTCATGCATTAAATAAAGCTATAAATAAAACAAGTACTCCTGATTTAGATATAGGTAAAACTACCTATATATTAGATTTATGGGATCCTAAAGATAAAGTTAATGCCATAGATGTTAATAATACTAAATCAAAAAAACCTTTTTTAAATCAAATATTTTCTTCTGGTATATTTTCTACTTTTATTGATCAGTTAGTAAATAGTGAAGATATAAAAGATTCTGAATATACACAAGTAGGAGCAATGGATCCTAAAATTAGATTTAAAATAAATACTAAATATGGATTTGCTACTAGTTTAATGGGTAATAAAGCATTTTTAAGTGATCTGCAACCTGTTAATTTTAAAGAACTATTAAAAGCATATGTAGTTCCTTATCAAATTAATCAAGAGATCATAAAAGGAACAGTTGCTAACCATCCAGTGTATATAACATTAGGGCAATTATTAATGATTTTAAATCATGCGTGTACTATATATGATACAAAAAAAGATTCTCAATTTCAAACTCCTTTAATATACATAGATTTTAATCCTGAATTAAATTTCTGTCTTACTAATAAGAAGCAATTAAGTACAGATCCATGGACTTGTTTAATTCCTTTTGAAGGAAGTTTTGAAGATTTTAAAACTTTATTTGATAAAGATATACTTTCTAATAATGGAACAGCTATAAATTCAAAAGAACCCGTTCCTTTATTTAATCCTGAAACTCAAGATTTTTTAAGTGGAAAATTACCTAAACTTAAATTTGATGAACAACCAATAGAAGGAGGATCTACTAAAGAAATTGGAAATGTATATAGAGGAAAATTAATGAATATATTATTGAATATAGATTATTTAGTTCAACTAGTTCAACAATATAGCCATAAAGATGGAAGTAATGCAGTATATCTAAAAACTTTTTTAGAACAAGTACTTACAGACATAAATAAATCTTTAGGTAATTTTAATGCATTTAGACTTTCTTACAATGATCAAGCAAATACATATCAAATAGTTGATGATCAAGTACTACCAACTCTTGGAAATGAAGCCCAACTAACTGCACTACCAGAAAAAAAAGATAATACAACAGAGCTTCCTTTATTAGGAAAGTATTCTATAGCAAAATCTATAGAAATAAAATCAGAAATTAGTAGTAAGCTATCTAATATGCTTGCAATATCTGCAAATTCTACAATACCTAATAAAGCTACATTATCTACTAATGGAGATTCATTTGGTTTTATAAATACTAATTTTATTGACAGATATATAACAGATAAATTAGAACCAACAGGTAGTAATTTAGATAAAAAAGATAATGATGCGTTAAAAACATCAGCTGCACAATTTAATAATACTATATCTGATTTTTATAGTAAAATTAATCCATCTCAAACTACAGTAGCTCATGCAACTAATTATTATATAGAAAAAATGACTACTTTAAAAAATGATGATTATGCAACAAGAGCATCATTTATGATTCCTGTTTCTGTTAATCTTACCACAGATGGAATATCTGGTTTTAATATGGGACAAGCCTTTAGTATACCTGATAAATTATTGCCTTATACATATACAGCAAGAAAAACAGAAGGTTTTTCTAAAGATAGAATACGAAATGTAGGATTTGTTGCAGTTGGATTAACTCATAAAATAGAAAACAATCAATGGGATACTTCTATTAGAGCTAATATGATATTTTTAAAAAATAAAGGAGAGTTTAAAGGTAATGTTGAAAGAATAGAAGGTAGATCAGGTCAATTTGGAGTTAATGCTACTAATATAGTTACTGGATTTAGTGGAACATATCCTGTAAGTGGAGTCATAGTAAAAGGAAAAATAGAAGCTAGACCTTATACATTTGAGGAAGTAACAGCTCAAGTTATTGCACACTTAGAAGGAGGTTATTTTCATCCTAATCAATTTAATGATGGAAGATTAGCTCCTACACCAAGAAATAAAGAAATATTCCAATCAAGTGGAGAAACAATGTTCGGAATAGATAGAGTAGCAGCAGGAAGTTTAAATACTACTACTGAAGGTAAAGCATTCTGGGCATTAGTAGATGCTCAAAATGCAAGTTCTACTTGGGCCCATGAATATATTCCTCAAGATCCTCTAAAAACACAATTAGTTAATGCTGCTGTAGCAGTTATGAAACCAGAATTTGAAAGACTATTTAATAGATATATACCAATACCTGATTTACAAAATTTAATTAGATCTGATGGTAGATTGTATTTTAATTTTTCATATGCTACTTGGAATGGTTCAGGATATTTTAATGGATTTTCTAAAAAAATAATAGAGGCATATAACTCAGGAATAACATCTCCTGATGAACTTGTAAAAATATTTATTAATCTAAGACTAAATATTAGACAAATGCCGGCTTTTGTAAACTATGCTGATTGGGCAGTTGGATTAATGAGAACTGGGGGAGAAAAAATATCACGAATTGTAGGAGTTCAACTTGCATAATTGTAAAATAATAGACAATGTTAAGATATTATCCATCTTTTAGTGTTATTAAAAATTTAAATACAGCAGGCTCAGAATTTACTTTAAATGGATTACAATACTCAGGAAAATATTATCAAACAATAGATGGAGAATTTTATTCCGGTCCTGATCCTGAAACAGGTCCTAGTCAAAGATTAATACCTATAAAAGATTATAATAGATCAGTAGCTCTATCTAAAATACCTGCTGAAAATACAAATTTAATACAACAATTTGTTTCTAAAACTAATACAGCATATTTAGGATTAAGTAGAATACCTGGGAAACCAAATTCTTATCAGCCATTTCCAACAGAAGAAGATTATACTAGAGGTTATATTACTAGATATTTTACAAAAAAAGAAAATGAAAAAGGTTATATAATTGAAATATCTAGAGAAGAATATAATGATATAGTAAATGGAGATACAGACTATGATATTAGATTATATCAAGTAACGACTATACTCTGGAAATTAACAGGACCTTTAAATAATACAAGACAGTCACAATATAATATAATTCCAGGTATTATTGAAACAAATAGGCGCCTTACTGAAGCATCAAATAAAAACTTTTTAGGCATAGTAGAATTTATTGGAGGTGACTATATAAAATTTGCTAGACCTACTATATAAATAAACTATTCTATATACAAATAGTTTTTATATATTAGTAGTTAATAACAGGTTATGTATTTCATTATTGAAGATAAAGAACAGTTGAGTCGTTTAGAAATGCCTGATCAGGCATTTATTCAAGTAGTTACTTCAAATGATTATTACCATCCAAAGTTAGCTAGAGTAAGTTTAATTTATTATAATAATTCTAGTAAAGGATATATCTTTGTAATTAATCACTGTGAAGGATTTAGTTTAGATCTTAAATTAGTTGAGGAGTTCTTAAAGAAACACAATAAAATTTATCTTCTTGATAAGAAAATGCATTCTTATTTTTTAGATCTACCTAATTCTATTGATGTACAATTTATCTGTTTAGATAAAAATAATGAATATAGTTCTTTTGAGTGTAATACACCAGTCCATAGGGACTTTTATATAAAGCATCCTATTTTACCTACTATAAACGAAATCATTCCTATTTCTAAGCATTATGAAAGGTGCGAATGTTTATACCAAATGGTAAAAGACTACTTTGAACTTGAAATGGATATTGAACTTCAAGACAAATTAGTAGGTGCATATAAAACAGTTGAACAAGCAGGAATAAAAGTTGATCTTAGTTGTTTGAATAAAAAATATCAATTCCAACATAAAGAGTATTCACTTTTAGGAGACACAATTTATTCATATTATAATCTTTATAATTTAACTGCTAGACCTACTAACTCTTTCAATAGTGTTAACTTTTTAGCCATACCTAAAGATAAAGACTTTAGAGAATGTTTTGTGCCTAAAAATGACTATTTGGTAGAGTTTGACTTTGATGCATATCATTTAAGATTAATATCTGGCCTTATAGGATTCGAGCCTCCTAAAGAGTCCATGCATAACTACCTAGGACGCGCGTATTTCAATACCACCGAGCTCACAGATGGACAGTATAAAGAATCAAAGGCCATTACATTCAAGCAGCTTTATGGCGGTATAGAACAACAATATCAACATATAGAGTTCTTTAAGGCATTAGATCAATTCATAGAACAAGAGTGGAAAAAGTACAATGCACACAAAGCTTTAATTTTGCCTACAGGCAGAATATTAAAGAAGCTATCAGGAATGAATAAATTAAAATTATTTAACTATATTGTCCAGAATCTGGAGACAAAAGAAAATATATACAAGATATTAGAGGTAAACAAACTTCTTAGTAAAAAGAAGACAAAATTAATATTAATTACCTACGATTCTTTCTTGTTTGACTTTTGTCAAGAAGATGGTAAAACATTACTCAAAAAGATTAAACAGATCCTAGAAAGTAACAATATGGTAGTCAAACATAAGTATGGAGTAAACTATGCTTTCTAATATATTATCAATATTTATTAACAGTAAATTAAGGTTATGAGAAATGAGGAATTTTTGGAAATAACATCGGAATCAATTATGAATAAACTTTTTTGTACTTTCTCTCCAAAGGAGTCTTTAGAAGACACTTTAAGGGACATAAATAGAGAGTACACAATCCTATATAAAAAAATCTTTGTCTTAGCTTCCCCGGACTCAGAAGAGTACATGTGTACTTATAATATTGAGATAGAAGGAGGCCAGACTAGAATTTTACCTAATACAATCTTACTCCACAGAAAAAAAGAGTCTAATACTTTATACACTATAAATGCCTTGAATACTTTGATCAAGACTTTAAATAATGGTGTTCTAGATTCTACTTTTCCTATTAACTGGCCTGACTACAAGAACTCAATCTTGTTAACCCAAGGAGAAGACCTGAAAAGATTGAATACTACTATCCATAAGATAGTTGCCATCTAATATTTATTATCATGAAACAGCAATTGAACGAAATTAAAAGAATGCAGCTTTTAGCTGGTATTATTACTGAATCTCAATTAAATCAAGAAGAAATGATTGATGAGGGATTTAAAGAGTGGCTTTTAGCTGGATTAATAACATTAGGTACTATTGGAGGTGGAATGAAAGTGTACCAAATGGACAAAGAAGCCGAAACTGATAGAAAAGCTCAAATAGAATATTATGAAAATATTCTTAGTAAATCACTTGAAAAAATGAGTGACGAAGAAAAATCAGATCTTGGATCAGAAATAAATCAAAAAACTAAAAAACTAGCAATAGCTCCTAGTAGTGATATGTCTGCTGAGGAATTCAGTAGAGTTTTATCAAGATATGCAGATGACTATATTAAATCCCATGCTAATGAGTTTTCAGTTTCTGCTCAAGATGGATCATTACATTGGAAATTTTCAAACGCAGCATTTTATTAATATGGAACAAATTAATGAAGTTAAAAGATTTCAACAATTAGCGGGTATCATTTTAGAAAATGAGAATGTAAATGATCCAGAAATAGAAAAAGCAATGGCTGCTGGATTATCTTCTCTTAAAGATACATCGTCTTTAGATGAAATTGAAGATGAAAATCAACCTACTAATCTTAATGAAAGTGTTATTGCATTAATAGGAAGTGGACTATTAGCAGCTCCTAAAATAATAGAGTGGATAGGAAAAGCTATTGGATTTGTTTCAAAAGCTTTTTCAAAAGAAAAAGATGAAAGTGTTCTTGCTAAAAAAATACAACACTTTGCTCACAGATGGGAAAAACTATACATAAAAAGTATTATATTTGTAGTTAAAAAAACAAAATTTGTTAAACAAGTATGGATGACTTCTGATGGCAAGGTAGATGAACAAAAATTATTAGTAGTATCTAAATACATATATGCTGCTCTTTTAGCAGTGGCAGCAGGACAGGCAATAGGAAGTGTTTTAGGATCATCATCCGCTATTATAAAAGCTATTGAAGGTAGTTTAGGTGGTATTAAAGCAACAGAAATTGCACAAATAGTTTCTAAAATAAAAGGACAATTATAAAATAAGTAAAGCCGGCTAAATGCCGGTTTTTTTATCTCACTTAATAGATTAATTTTTCTATCTAGCATTCTTGTCTTATTTTTATCGAAATTAGTTATATTATGGATATATCAGTTATCAAATCAAGATTGTCGGCTCTACAAAATCCACGTGGAGGACAAAAGAAGGACCTGAGCCAAACTATTTGGAGGCCTACCGTGGGTAAACATTCAGTACGTATCGTACCTTCTGTGTTTAACAAACAAAATCCGTTTAAAGAAGTCTACATGCATTATGGTATTAACAATCGTACCATGATTAGTTTGACTAACTTTAATGAAAAAGATCCTATCGTTGAATTTGCTCAAGGACTTCGCAAGTCAAGTGAACGTGACAATTGGCAACTAGCTAAAAAACTTGAACCAAAAATGCGTGTATTTGCTCCTGTGATTGTTCGTGGTGAAGAAGACAAAGGTGTTCGTCTTTGGGAATTTGGTAAACAAGTCTATATGGATTTGCTTTCTATTGCAGAAGATGAGGATGTAGGAGATTATTCTGATCCAATTACTGGTCGTGACATTACAGTTGAAACTGCTGGTAAAGAAACAACAGGTTTGATGTATAATACATCTACTGTTAGAGTTAGAACAAAATCTACTCCACTTTCTGATGATGCAGACAAAGTAAAACTTTGGCTTGAAACACAACCAGATCCTTTAGGTCAGTTCAAAAGATATTCTTATGATGAGATGAAAGAAGCACTTCTTAAACATCTTAATCCAGAAGAAGAATTGAAAGAACAAGCTGATGCCGTAGAAGCTAAACCGCAAGGTGATCTTCCATGGGAAAAGCCAGCGCAAGGTCAGTATACATTAAATACGACTAAGCCAAGTGTAGATTCGGCAATTGATGATCTTTTTGATATCTAATCAAATCCCCAACTTCAGTTGGGGTTTTTTAACTAAAAGTTTTGTATGGCAAAATCAGTTACAGGCGCTGTGTCTAGCGCAATCAAAGACATTTCAAGTTTAGAGAAATTTAAGAAAGGTAAAAATCTTTCAACTAGTGTAGTATTCAAAGAGCAAAGATGGATTCCACTTTCTCAAGCATTTCAAGAAACATTACAAATTCCAGGTATTCCAGTTGGTCATATTACTCTTTTAAGAGGACACTCAGATACAGGTAAAACTACAGCACTTCTTGAAGCAGCAGTTAGTGCACAAAAGATGGGCATCCTTCCTATATTCATTATTACAGAGATGAAGTGGGATTGGAGTCACGCTAAAGAAATGGGATTCGAATATGAAGAAGTAGCAGATCCAAATACAGGCGAAGTTATTGATTATAAAGGTTTCTTCTTATATATTGATCGCGAGAAGCTAGAGTCAATTGAAGATGTATCAGCGTTTATTGCAGATATTCTTGATGAGCAAAAAAGAGGAACTCTACCTCATGACATTTGTTTCTTTTGGGATTCTGTAGGATCTATTCCTTGTAGAATGAGCATTGAAAAATCAACAAACAATAACGAGTGGAATGCAGGAGCAATGTCTCAACAATTTGGTAATTTTATTAATCAAAGAGTTGTATTGTCTCGTAAAGCATCACAACCTTATACAAATACACTTGTAGCAATTAATAAAGTTTGGGTAGCAAAGCCTGATTCACCAATGGGCCAACCTACACTTAATAACAAAGGTGGTAATACAATGTATTTTGATTCTTCACTAATAGTTACATTCGGTAATATTGCTAGAGCCGGAACAAATAAAATCAAAGCTACTAAGAATGGTAAGGAAGTAGAATTTGCTAAGAGGACTAGAATTAGTTGTGATAAAAATCACGTTACTGGAGTAACAGCCGTTAATAAAGTTATCATGACAGTTCATGGATTTATCAAGGATGATAAAAAGCAACTTGATGAGTACAAGAAAAAGTATTCTGATCAATGGACAAAAGTTCTAGGATCAAGTACATTCGATATTGTAGAAGAAGAAACAGCACTATCTCCTGACATTTTTGACACAGAAGATTAATGAATAAAGAATATCAAAAAATATTCGACTCTCTCAAATCAGAGAAAGCCGAAGAATCACTTAATAGTAGAGTTCTACTTATCGATGGATTAAATACTTTTCTAAGAGCATTTACTGCAATTGGTTGGGTTAATAAAGATCTATCTCATATAGGAGGTTTAACCGGTTTTTTACGTTCTTTAGGGTATGTAATTAAATTGGTTAGACCGACTAGAGTGATTGTTGTATTTGATGGCCAAGGATCATCTACAAACAAAAGATATATCTACCCAGAATACAAAGCAAATAGAGGTCTTAATAGAGTTACTAATTGGGATTCTTTTGATTCACAACAAGACGAATCAGAAGCTATCACACATCAGATTGTTAGACTAATATACTATTTAAAAACACTTCCTGTTGATCTTATATCAATTGATAAGATTGAAGCAGATGATGTTATAGGGTATATAACAGGCCAATTAGATAATGAGATAACTATTATGTCTAGTGATAAAGACTATCTACAGTTAGTATCAGATAAAATAACAATCTATTCTCCTACAAAAAAAAGATTCTATGATCAAGATCTTGTTTTAACAGAGTTTGGAGTTACACCTAAAAACTTTTTAACTCAAAAGATATTACTAGGTGATTCAGGAGACAATGTTCCTGGAGTAAAAGGTCTAGGATCTAAAACTATGTTAAAACATTTTCCTGAATTAGGATCTAATAAACAAGTCACTTTAGATGATATACTTCAAAAGTGTGAAGGTAAGCATAAAATACTAGAATCAATTAAGAACTATGAATTTCAACTTAGAATAAATAAAAAGTTGATGGACTTAAAAGATCCTAATATTCCTGAAGAAGCAATAGAAGAAATAAATAGTGTTTTACTAGATCCAAAAAAGATATATGATTCACAGGAATTCTTAAATTTGTATCATGAAGATCAATTAGGGAATTCAATACCTAATGTTCAATCATGGTTGTTTAATCATTTTCACGATCTACAAAAATATAAATAAGTTATGTCGTCATTAAATCAGTTACAGCAGTACGGTATTAGTTTTCAAATTAAGGTATTATCAAGTTTATTAAAGCATAAAGAATTTCTACAAAACATACATGATATACTTGATACGGAGATGTTTGATAATCCAGCACACAAATGGATTGTTGGTGAGATATTGAGATATTACTACAAGTATAATACAACGCCATCAACTGATGCTCTACAAGTTGAAGTAAGAAAGATTGAGAATGAAGTACTAAAGATTAGTGTAGTAGAGCAACTAAAAGAAGCGCTAAAGAGTTCTAATGAAGATAGAGATTATGTAGAGCAAGAGTTCAGTAGCTTCTGTAAAAATCAACAGATCAAAAAAGCTATTTTAAATTCAGTATCTCTACTTGAAAAAGGTCAGTATGACGATATTAAGTACATGATAGATCAGGCTTTGAAAGCTGGACAAGAAAAATCTATAGGACACGAATACGAAAAAGATATTGAAACAAGATATCGTGAAGAGGAAAGGGCTCCAATGCCAACATTCTGGCCTCACATTAACGAGTTGCTAATGGGTGGTTTAGGTGTAGGTGATCTAGGTATTATATTTGGTAACCCTGGTGGAGGTAAGTCATGGATGCTTGTTAATATAGGAGCTGAAGCAGTTAAGAGAGGATATACTGTTTGTCACTATACATTAGAATTGTCCGAGTACTACGTAGGTAAACGTTATGACGCATTATTTACAGGTATTGATGTACAAAGCGTACAAAAAAATAGGCAAACTATTGAAGATACAGTTAGCAAGATTAAAGGTAAGCTTATCATTAAAGAGTTTCCTATGGGAAAAGCTACCACACATACAATCGAATCACACATTCAGAAATGTAGAGATCTAGGCTATCCTCCAGACTTGGTTATTATTGACTATGTTGACTTGTTAAAAAGCAAAACTAAGTCAATAGATCCTAAAGATGCGATTGATGATGTATATACTGCTACAAAAGGTATGGCAAGAGAACTTAAAGTGCCTATCTGGACTGTATCTCAAGTTAATCGTGCTGGTGCTAAAGATGATGTAATTGAAGGTGATAAAGCAGCAGGATCATATAACAAAATGATGATTGCAGACTTTGCCATGTCTCTATCTAGAAAAAGACAGGATAAAGTAAATGGAACGGGTCGCATTCATATTATGAAAAATCGTTATGGTATGGATGGTATGACTTATGCAGCCAAGATCAGTACTAATAATGGGCATATAGAGATCAACCCAGATAGTATGGATGATGATGAATTAACATTTGAAACTTCTACTCCTGTATCAGGATCTAACAAATCTTTTAACTCAGGTTTAGATAAAGATGAGAAGGCTTATTTAGCTGGTAAATTTTTTGAGCTAGGATTATAAATTAACCCAAAAACGTTATATTTATTAAAGAAAATAGACTACTATGAACTTTTTGATTGATTTATTCAGAAAAGCAATTAAAGGAGATAATTTCAGACCTGCTAATTCTCCTATTAAGTATAATGACCAAATTGCACAGCTTAACTCGGTTAACCCTAACCAAGCTAGTAAATTAAATACTAATACGATCAATAAGATTCAGAAGACTAAGCCTACCCTGACTCAGAGTACATCTGGTAACTCAATACTTCCAGGAACTAAGTAATTAGTTTAAAACACAACAGATCTTAAAATAATCAGGTTATGACTAGACTAGAAGGAAAAGAAACCTTCTAGGGGCTAAACTATTTTTTAAACTTAAATAAATAAACACTAAAATGGACATCACGCAACAAATCTTATCTGAGATTACGGTTTACAACAAATATGCTAAATATTTACCAGAATTTAAAAGGCGTGAAACCTGGAATGAGATAGTTACAAGAAATAAGGAAATGCATCAACAAAAGTTTCCTTCTTTATTTAATGAAATTGAAGACGTTTATAAACTTGTATATGATAAAAAAATTCTTCCGTCAATGCGCTCAATGCAATTTGCGGGTAAGCCCATTGAAATTAATAATGCTCGTATATTTAACTGCTCTTTTGCTCCTATTGATGACTGGCGTGTATTTTCAGAAATAATGTTTCTTCTTTTAGGAGGTTGCGGAGTAGGATATTCTGTTCAACATCATCATGTTGATCAACTTCCTGAGATCATTAAGCCAATTAAAGAAAAAAGATTTTTAGTTGGAGACTCTATTGAAGGTTGGGCTGATGCAGTTAAAATATTAATGAAGTCTTATCTTGTAGGTGGACCTAGACCTAAATTTGATTTTCGTGATATTAGACCAAAAGGTGCAATGTTAATTACAGCAGGTGGTAAAGCTCCCGGTCCTGAACCTTTAAAAGAGTGTTTATTCCAGATACAAAAAATCCTTGATCGTAAAGAAACCGGCGACAAATTAAAGCCAATTGAGTGTCATGATATTATTTGTTATATTGCAGATGCTGTATTGTCTGGTGGTATTCGTCGTGCAGCATTAATTAGCCTATTCTCTTTCAATGATGAAGAAATGCTTACGTCTAAGTTTGGTAATTGGTGGGAGCAAAATCCTCAAAGAGGACGTGCAAATAATTCAGCAACTATACTCCGTGATCGTATTCAGAAAGAAGAATTCATGGAGCTTTGGAAAAAGATTGAATTATCTAACGCAGGTGAACCTGGCTTTTTCTTAACTAATGATAAAGATTGGGGAACTAATCCATGTGCTGAGATTGCACTTAGACCATTCCAATTTTGTAACTTGTGTGAAGTTAATGTATCTAATTTAGAGTCTCAAGAAGATTTAAATGAAAGAGCTAGAGCCGCTGCATTTATTGGTACTCTTCAAGCTTCATATACAGATTTCCATTATCTTCGTGATATTTGGAAAAGAACAACAGAAAAAGATGCATTGATTGGTATTGGTATGACAGGTATTGCTTCAGGTGCAGTATTAAAATTAAACATGAAAGAAGCTGCTCAAATAGTAAAAGAAGAAAACGAAAGAATTGCAAAAGTTATCGGAGTTAATAAAGCTGCAAGATGCACAACAGTTAAACCTTCAGGAACAACATCGATGGTTTTAGGAACATCATCTGGTGTACACGCTTGGCATGATAATTTCTATATTCGTAGAATGAGACTTGGTAAGAATGAAGCTCTTTATACTTACCTTTATATTAATCATCCTGAATTGGTAGAAGATGAATACTTCAAGCCTCAATCACAAGCTGTAGTATCTGTTCCACAAAAAGCACCTGAAGGAGCAATCACAAGATCTGAATCAGCAATTGATTTGCTTCATAGACTTGAAAAGCTACATAAAGAATGGATTAAACCAGGACATAGAACAGGTCGTAATACTCACAATGTATCTGTAACAATCTCTCTTAAACCAGAAGAATGGCCAGAAGTTGGTGAGTGGGCATGGGCAAATAGAAATAACTACACTGCCTTGTCTTGTTTACCTTATGATAATGGTTCGTATGTTCAAGCTCCTTTTGAAACTATCACTGAAGAAAAATTTAATGAGATTGTCGGTAAACTTCATGAAGTAGATCTTAGTAGAGTAGTTGAAGTTGAAGATAACACTGATCAAAAAGGTGAATTAGCCTGTGCAGGAGGGGCATGTGAGATCGTCTAATATTTATTACAGTAAATGTAAAAATGTCCAAAAACAATAGCATATTCCCTTTAGGAGCCAATCCTAATCAAAGAAATTCAACTTTTTTGGTAGGAAAGGCTTCTAAATTTATGCCTGATACAGTAACAAGACCAGGATATTATACATCTACAAGACATTTAAAAGACGAAGTAATTCCAGAAGAGTCTTTTGTTTCTAGTTTTGATAGTCAAGTAATTCCTAATATCTTACCAGGTACGACTCAAGCAGGATTTGTAGATACTATAGTTAGTTATTTGGCTACTGAATTAAATGACACCCTCACAACAGAGGATGGTAACAACATAATTTTGTAATAATGGCTAATGTTAAAATAACTCAATTACCCCAAGTCTCTAGTGTATTAGGAACAGATATACTTCCTACAGTTGCATCTTCTGCTACATCAAAAATAACAATAGCAGATTTAGCTAAATCATTTCCTCAAGTATCTTCTTCTATAAGTTCATCATATCCTATAGCAGTAACCGGTAGTACTTTATATTCTGTTAGTCCTAATGCTGGTAATAATTTTAATACAAACCAAAATATATTTTTAGGAAAAGGATCTGGACAAGATTCAACATATACTACTTTTGGTATTTCTTTAGGTTATCAAGCAGGATATCAATCTAATTTTAGTGTATCTTATAATGATAATTTAGGAGATTTTACAGCTAGTGTAAATTTTATAGGAAATCAAGCCGGATATCAATCAGTAGAATCAGATGATTCTAATTTTATAGGAACTAAAGCAGGTTATCAAACTGAATTTTCTAACAATTCTAATTTTATAGGAGACTGGGCAGGTTATTTGGCTAAAACAGGAAGTAATTCTAATTTTATAGGTAGAGATTCTGGAATACTTAGTAATAATGTAAGATATAGTAATCTTTTAGGTGTATCTGCAGGAGAAAATAGTTTAGATATTCTTAACTCTAATTTTATAGGAGAAAATACTGGAGATAGTTCTAAAAATATACGATACTCTAATTTTATAGGACAAAGTGCAGGACTTCAAGCTAGTTCTTCTAGATATTCAAATTTTATAGGGTTTCAAGCAGGTGCAAGTATAACTTCATCATATTCAACCCTAATAGGGTATAATGCAGGTTCTGATCCATCACTAACTGATAGCAGCATAGGATCTAATAATATTATTATTGGAACTAATATAACTCTTGAAAAAAATAGAAAAGACTCTATAAATTTAGGAGGTATAATATTTGCAACAGGATCATATTCAGAGACAGAATCAAATCCATTTTCAGGTTCAGTAAATGGTCGTATTGGTATTAATCAACCACTTCCTCAATTTAATCTTGACGTATCTGGTTCTGGTAGATATACAAACGGACTAATAGTAACAGGTTCAGTTGAAATAACTAGTTTATTAACTTTACCCCCTCGAAATCCTTTACCGTCAGGAGTAGCTACTGGTTCAATAGCTGTTTCAGGAAGTGGAATAAATTGTAAACCTTATTTTTGGAATGGCAGCACTTGGACTTCATTGATATAAGTCCTATTAACATTATTATAGAATGAAAAAAGAAGTGATAGAGAACGTCCACTATTACTTAGAAAACGGTAGAGTGGTCTTTACAGAATTGTTTCATTTACAAAGAGGATCTTGTTGTGGTTCAAAGTGTAGACACTATCCATATGACCCAGAGTATATAAAGGGTACTACAAAGAAAAAAGACTCAAGTTCAGAAAAAAATTTTATATTTGATAAAACATAGATATGACGGTTACGATAACTTCAGAATACTTATATTTAACTGTTACTTTAATTTTAATGCTTATTCAAGTAATTCAGTGGAGAAAAATGGCTAAACTAAAAAAAGAATTAGAAGATATTTGGTCGCAAATTAGTATATTAGCTATGTCTGCTGGTAATATGTTAGAAAAAATAAAAAAAGATATAGATGGAAAACAAGACAAATGAAGAATCAAAAGGCTTAGGAGATACCATTGCTAAAATTACCCACGCTACTGGTTTAGATATTGTGGCAGAGAAAGTTGCACATGCAATGGGTAAAGAAGATTGTGGATGTAAAAAGCGACAAGAAAAGTTAAATGATTTGTTTCCTTATAAAAATAAAGACGGAGACCAATAACAATAAATAGTTATGAATAAAAGTTATGTTACAGTTGATTCGATTGACAAATTAAAAGAGTTAATCGAACATATAAAGTCGTGTGAAATAATTGCATTTGATACTGAGACCAATAGTCTTAATCCTCGTAAAGGTAAGATCATTGGTTTTTCTGTCTCTGGTGAAGTTGGTAAAGGATACTATATGCCAACTATGATATTCAAAGATGATGAACTTCAAGATGCTATTATTGAAGGTAAATTAGCACATGATCTTGCAAAGAAAACAATCTCTCTACTTATTGGTAAAAAACTAATCATGCACAACGCATCATTTGACGTTAAATTCGTTAAATGTTTTTATGATGTAGATTTACTATCAAGTCTTTATGTAGATACAATGCTTCTTGTTCATACTGTAAAAGAAGAAGGCGCTGGTTTTATGGGAGGTTCTGCATTCGGTCTTAAAGACATTGCTAAGATGATTCAAAAAGATATTGGTTTAGATGTAGAAAAAGCTGCTAATGAAGAGCAAGTAGCTCTTAAAGAATCAATAAAAAGAAATGGCGGTCAGATAACACGAGAGAATTATGAAATATGGAAAGCAGACCTCGAACTACTTTCAGAATACGCATCAGCAGATACTGATTTAACTCTTAGAGTTTATAATCATTTTATTAAAACACTTAAAGATGAGAACCTTGAAAAGTTCTTTTTTGAAGATGAAGTAATGCCACTCTACAAAGAGGTTACTATTCCTATGGAACAAGTTGGTATTAAGCTTGACATGGAGTTGATAAAATCTAGTCGTACTAAAATTACAGAAAAGCTAAAAGAGTATGCTGATTTAGTAACAAAAGAACTACTTAAAAATCCTGATGTTAGAGCATGGGTAGTATATAAAGCTCAAGATGCATATCCACCAAATAATAAAGGTACATTTGCTCAAGAACTAGTCAAAGAAATGAAGTTTGATCTAGAACAATCTGCTAAGACTGGTAAGTATACAGTAACTAAGTCTGCGTTAATGAGACTTCCTGAATGTTCTGCTAAACATTTTTTAATACATGGTGATGCTGCTGTATTAGATCGTGATGTTAGTATGAAGATTAGTATGAAGTTATGGAGAGAAGATAATGACGGAGCTTATTTTAATATTCAGTCTAAAGATCAACTTGGTGAGATTGCTTTTGGTGTATTAGGTATTAAACCTTTGTCTACTACAAAAACAGGAAAACCTCAATTTGATGATGATACAGTTCAATCAATAGCAGGCAAATACGAATGGGCAAAGAACTTACGTATCTACAATAGACTATTAAAGATTAAGAGTACTTATATGGATCGCTTCTTAGATGCTCAAGAAGATGGTCGATACTACTTCTATTATAAACAACATGGTACAGTATCAGGCCGATATGGTTCAGATGCACAACAGCTTCCTAGACCTAAAGAAGAAGGTGATGATGAACCAATTGTAATTGAATATAATAACTTGATTAGAGCATTCTTTATTCACGATGAAGGAAACATATTTGTAGATTGCGACTATGAATCACTTGAGCCTCACACATTCGCTCACGTATCTGGTGATGAAGGACTAAAAGACATTTTTAGAAATAACTGGGACTTCTATTCTACTATCGCAATCAAAACAGAAAAGCTAGGTCAATATTCACCAGATAAAAAAGCACCCAACTTTCTTCGTAAGCTTGAACCTAAGTTAAGAAATAAAGCAAAGGCCTACGCTCTAGGTATTCCTTACGGTATGGGAGCATATGCACTTGGCATGACTCTTGGTATTCCTACTAAAGAAGCTAAGAAGCTTATTGATGGCTACTTAAACGGGTTTCCTGAACTTAAGAACTGGATGGAAAGATCTAAAAAGCAAGCTAAAGAAAAAGGATACGTTAGTACTCAAGTTGGACGAATTCGTCATCTTCCTAAAGTAAAATCAATCTATGACAAGATTGGTGATGACTTACTTGATTGGAACATTAAAAAAGAAATGGAAAGACAGTACGGTGTAGATCAAATTAAGAACCTTAGTAGAGACTACATTAATGGACTAAACAACTCTTGTAACGTACAGATCCAAGGTCTTGCAGCATCAATCGTTAACCGTGCAGCATTGGCTATCAATAGAAAGTTCATAGAACTAGGTATACGCGGCTGGGTATGTGCCCAGATCCATGACCAATTAGTTATTGAGGTAGAACAAGCCAGATCAGAAGAAGCGGCCAGGATTGTCCAGGATTTGATGGAGAACACTACTAAACTTAGTATTGACTTGAAAGCACCTCCAACACTAGCTTCCAATTTACGCGACGGACATTGACAATATTTATTATTATGAAAAAGGCACTTATAATTTTATTTTTAGTATCTTTATCAAGTTGTTACATAACTGAACCAACAGGTTACATAGACTATAGACAAAGAAGAATGTATGATTGGGATCCAATCTATGTAGTACCAGGTTATATAGATCCTTTCTTTTATAGAAGAGAACCTCCGATTATAATTTATAGAGATAGACCTATTCCAGTTCCTAGACAACCTCAACAACCTAGGAGAAATACATTCGGACCAACCGCACCACCATCTGCTCCAAGAAGTCCTAAAACTGCACCAATAAGAGAGTTTCCTAAGAATGATAAAAAAAAAGATAAGTAACTCTAAAAATTAATTTTTTTACTATTTTATATTTGTATATATTTATAATAAATGGTACTGTAGGTAGGCCAAGGTTATAAAATAAACAATCATTAATTGTTCACCGAAAGGGAACACAAAACAAAAAAACATGGGAACACTGAGACCACTTGAGCTCGATCCATTTGATTTATTATGGCGAGACTTATTCGAAAACAATTCACGATTCTCTGCAATCACGCAGAAAGTAACACATCCAGTAGACATTTACGAAACACCTAACGGCATTAAATTTGAAGTAGCCGCTGTAGGTCTTGATTCAAAAGATATCGATATTCAAATCGATAATGATCAACTTCGTATTAAGTATGAAAAGCCCCAAACAGAAATTGAAGAGGCGGTCATTTATAAAGGCATCAAGCGTTCTAGCTTTGATTTAACTTGGAAAATTAGTACTAAGTTTGATCTTTCTAAACTAGAGGCGCAGTTAGATAAAGGCCTTCTTACTCTAAACATTCCAACCGCTGAAGGTAAAGCAGTAAGAAAGATTGAGATTACAACTCCAAAAAAACAACTAAAATAAGTTATAAATAAAAGGCCTACCTACAACCAGTTATGTTTCAATTACACAGAAATTTCATTAACATTAATGGAGACTTGTTTGAGATCAAAAGAACTCTAAAAGAAGAGTTTGTACAAGGTAAAAATCTTGATGATTTTAAAACATGGTTTGGAGTAGACGCAGTTTTTAAAAAAGATGCCTTACTCTATTTTTGTATTAAAATAGATGAATTACAAATATTAAATTAGCAATATGAATAAAATAACCCCACTAAATGGCTACATCGTATTAAAGCCAATCGAAACAGAAGAAGAAACATTTGGTAACATTATTATCCCAGATCTTGGTAAAGAAAGACCTGAGATGGGAAAAGTAGTAGCAACATCTAATGTTTACAATTACAACACAGACAAACTAGTTATGTCGACTATTGAAGAAGGTGAAATAGTGTTAATCCCTAAACTCGGTTCACAAAGAATCGTATTTGAAGGACAAGATTATTTCATTTGTAAAGAATCAGATATTTTAGGAGTTATAGAATAAATTAAAAAAGACTATGAGTACAACAAAAAACGTTTTTGGAACAGAGCTTAAAGAAAAGTTACTTTCCGGTATAGAGAAGTTAAATCAATCAGTATCATCAACACTAGGTCCTGGTGGACGCACAGTATTAATTCGTGAACAAAATAGTGAAGTTAAAGTTACAAAAGATGGTGTAACAGTAGCTAAAGCATTTCATAAGCTTGAAGACGATATTGAAGATCTTGGTGCACAACTTATTAAGCAAGTTAGTATTAAATCTGCAAATGAAGCAGGAGATGGTACAACAACATCTACACTTCTTGCTACTGAGATGATCAAGCAAGGTCTTAAAGAAATTCGTCAAGGTGTTAACGCTGTTGAGATCAAGAATGAGATTGACAAGATTGTTAATGAAGTAGTAAAAGAGATTAAAGAGTTAGCAACAGAAATATCTTCAGAAGATCAAATTAAACAAGTAGCAACTATTTCAGGTAATAACGATTCTGAAGTTGGTAACTTAATTGCTGAAGCACTTGATAAAGTTGGTCGTGAAGGTGTTGTTACTATTGAAGAATCTAAGACTGGTGAAACTACATTAGAGATTGTTGAAGGTATGCAATTTGATCGTGGTTATAAATCACCTTACTTTGTAACTAACAATGTAACAATGCAATCTGTGCTTGATAATCCATATATTCTTTTATATGATGGTCGTATTTCAACTGCACAAGAGTTGTTGCAAGTATTGACTAAAGCAAATTCAGAAAATAGACCTTTGTTGATTATTGCTGAAGATATTGGTGATGAAGCTCTTGCTACATT